CTCTAAATGATTTGCGTCTTGCTGGATCATCTCTTTTGATTTCCATGTTAGGATCACCAAAAGATACCTTTACGACGTTACCTTTATCGTTTTTAACATAAACATAAAATTTCTTACTACCGCCACGAGTAGGGTTATTCAATGTAACTTTTTTACCCTGATACTCGGCTTCTGTGATTTCTAAATCTTCATATAAATCACATGCTTCACAGTAGTCGTCAATTTCTTCTGCTCTGTATTCTTTAAATTTCATCTTACTGCCCCGGAGTTTTCTTTCGTGCTCTGATAGTTGAAAGGTCTGTGCCCCATTCTGGTTGATCATCGTACCATTGATCTGTACGTTCATCAATCTCGCCATCGCTATCATCGTCTCGTCCTTGAGCTTTCAAACGAAACGTTCTTTTTACTACAGCATCAGTTACACGCTTCACGTCTCGAATCATCGATGGCTGTTTTACGATCTTACGAAGTTCTTGTTTTAATGCACCTGGTCCAGCAGCTTGCATAAACATTGCTGGTAATCCTTCGATATCAACTCTAAATGTCATCTCTTCATTAAGATCTACAGATTCATTTGTTTTACGAAACTTTCGTACAGCATTACGATCTGCCATACCCAAACCTTTTACACGTTTTGCCCGAGTTTTAAGATCTGCTGAATGATCAGTTTTTCTTAAAATATTTGCAACTGCAGAATTTGTGGCACGATCTTTACTATACTTTGCTTTATCTTTATATGATTGCATTGCCTTTGGTGTATCAAGAACTTCATCTACACCTTCTTTTTTTAATCCGATAAATACATTACCAGATTTGGATGTACGATACTGTGAATTTTTATCATCTTTTTTAGCAGCTTTTTTAGCTCTATCAAATCTTCTATTTGTATCTCTTGTTGCCAATTGGCTAGCAGTTCTAGTAGGAGTTGTACTTTCTTTTACTTTATATGGTCCTTTTGTTACACGATTGCGTTTTGGGCCCATGTGTAACCAACCAGCATCAACATGTTTTTTCACGTCTTTCTTATCAACTTTTTTCGAAACGCGAGTAACAGGATGCATAATAGTAGCTTTGGTACCGACTTTTGACATATCGATTGCTTCATCAACTGATTCATTCTTCGCTTTCATATAAGCAGCAATCGCCATATCACGACGTTCTTTTGCATCTTTATCTTTAAATTGCGGGGCATCTGATTTTTTAAAATCATCAATCCATGCACCCATACCGTCTGATACTTTTAATGGCATTATGCTTTCCCCGCTAAATCTTTATCGGCACCACCATATGTGCCTTTTCCTTTTGTAGCAAACGCATTGACTCTTGCCATTCCCCATTGTTGAGGAGTGGTTCCTGGTCGGTGACCAGTTCTCCAAGCTGCAACACCTCGATTATATACTTTACGCAAAGTACTCAGTTTCATACCCGATTTCTCTGCTTTTTTCTTTAATGCTGCCGTTGCATCTTCTGCAATATACGCTTTAAATTTCATCATGGATTTGCTGTCCTATTTACTTTTTTAACATCTCGCATTCTTGCTCGATCCATCATGCGATCATGTCTTTTCGCATCTGATTCTTTCTCACGATCAATTCTTTTTTTCGCAATGTCAACTTGGGTGTCTTGTTCACCAAACATTTGCTTAAATCTTTTTGTGTGCTTCGAAGGTTTTGTTTTAGCTCTTGCATCTCCAGGAGCCGGCTTATACGCTGCTGGGTTGTCATCATCCATCGATGCTCCTTTTTTGAAATGAGCTTTTCTTGCGGTTGAAGTTGATTTTGACAAACCTTTATAATATGCTGCACCTTCAGAAAGACCTTCTTTTGCCACAGAAAATGAAGCCACCGGAATTTCTTCTTTAAGATGCTCAATATCTGTTAACCATTTGCGATATGTATTGCCACTACCTTCGATGATAACGTAGTTGGCTCCGAGTCTTTTAATCTCTGAGATTTCTCCAGTATCTTTGTTGATAACTGTATCTCCGATGTTGTAGAGCATACCGTTAACATAGTTTTCTCTAATTTCTGATACGGGCTCAAGTTGAACATGTCTTTTAAATTCATTCTCTTCTTTTAATCCCATGCCTTTACGAACAGCATTGAAAATTTTCTTTGCTTCTGCATTAGCTACATTTTTAGGTAAACCTTGAGAAAATTGTGTAAAATCATTTGATGAAGCTGCAGCTCTCATTTTTGAAGCTGACATACCTGAAACATCGTCAGCATCTGGATCTCTCGCTCCTGCTGATGCTACGTTTATTCTTTGAAAGTTATAGAGTCCGTGTTTACCTTTTTTGCCATTGTACTTATTTAATAATACATCAAATTCACGAACTCTATCTGAACCTACCACCATTACTACGTTTTTGAATCCTTCATTATATAACGATACTGCAATATCAAACACATTCTTAATCTTTTTATTAAGCATAATCATGCGAGCATGTTTTGGAAACATTTTTCTCGCACTCTTAATTTTCATTTGATATGGAAGTGGATTCTTTTTAGGGTCCTCAGACTGTGATAAGAAAATTCTATATGGATTTTTTCCAGCCTTCATTGCAAGACTGTTTAATAACTTCTCATGACCAATCGTAGGAGGATTCATGCGGCCAAACGTAAAGTAGACCGTTTTTTCCTCTTCGACTAAAAAGTTCTTGAATGAACTAAAACTCAACCTTTTTTCCTCGCAACCTCTGCTTTACGAATAGCTGGGAACATCTTTGTCGCCAATCTATCTATTCGTGATTTCATTTTATCTAAACGCTTTTCGATTTCCTGACGACGTGCGAAATTTAATTCGCCCTTTGGAATATCACGAGTAAGTTTCTTAAGGATTGCAGTACGGGCTGCTCTGCGTGCACGTTTTACAAGTTTATCTTTACCTGCCATTTTACGCATAGCTCTACGTCTTCCCATTGCAATACGAGCTTTCGCTTTCTTCATTGCACGAGAACGCTTTAATCTTTGTTGTACATTGAGAGCTTCATGGTAACCTTCGCCATCACAGTGATCGCAACCTTTACCATTGCATTTTGGACACTCTGTTTTTTCAGAATATTCTTTTACCCAGTTTTTACCATTGGGATCATACGCATCGTATTGACAATTATTTTCTTTTGTTGGTTGACCAAACTTATCGCCACAATTTTTGCAACACATGCCTTCCATAGTTGCTTCATCTTGACGTTTGCGCTTTTGAGCATTATATTTAATTTGATCATCTTCGCCCGGTTTATTGTCTACGGACATGTAATCTTTAAAGCCTATTGGCATCTTTATCTCCCCGGTTTATCCCATCCTTTTATAATGTTTGGTGAAAAGTTGGCATAGGAAAATTCTAACCTATCAACTATTTTCACCGCATCACCACCAAGTTTATCTATTGCAACGTAACCTTCTTGGCCTGTTGTACGATAACCTTTTTTTGTTTTTAAAAACGTTTGCGTATTGTTTAGTTTATTAAGTATATTTATAATTTTTAATTTCGCCAAAACGATAACTTTTTGCAAATCGAACATTAATTTTAGCGATTTTTTATTGGCAGGACTAAAAAACTTTAAGATTTCTTCTCTTCTTTGGTCAACTGCTGCTTGTCCCCGTGCCGATTTACGTGCCATTCGCTCACGGTCAAATTTTTGGTTGATCCATTTGATAAGGTTATTTGTATGTTGTGTTGTATTTCCCACGACCTCACCTTTTCTGACGAAGGTGTTATTGAAGGTTTCCACCATTTGAGCAAGTTTTTCATTGGCTTCCAACTGACGAAGAGTTGTACCACTGATTTGATTGAAAATTTTTCCGGCTTGAGACAAATACCCATTAACTTCCTCCGTGTCTTTTTTAGACATAGTATAACGAGTCATATCCCTAAGCGTTGCGTCTTGGCTCCACACATTTCGGCTTGGTCGCAACTTAGAGGCATCAACTCCATACGAAGCTTTGAGAGACTCGAAGGAGTCACCCGTATAGGCTGTATGCCACACGATTCCAATTTTTGATTTCTTAACATCGCGAGCTCCATCCGACTCAGCTGGCAACGCATAGACGATAGTATTAGGATGAAATGTAACATATTTCTTTCCTTTAATTTTTTGTGTCTTTCCATCACCTGGTCCAAAAAGGAAATCACCTTGAATAATTCCTTTAATACCCAATGCAGGCAATTCTTTTAATGCTGCTTTTAGTTTGACATTAAGATCACCAGAAGTATCAGCGTCAACATCAGCAGGAGTTTTGTAGACTTTAGGGTTTTTGTTAAAGATACCTTTTTTGGCGACAAAAAACTTTCCGTCACGAGGATCAGTACCAGCAAATATAGCAGGAGCACCATCCCATTTCACAGTGACGTTTCCGTCTTTAACACCACCTAATAGGTCTCTTAGCATTCGTAAAGCAAGAATTGCATCACGTGTTCCTTTGACTCCACCATAGAGAACCTTATCCTCAATGTGAGTCATATGTGTATTCTTTTGTTCTGTTATAAACTCGGAGAAATTCATTTAGCCACCAATATTAGATCGAAGATTGCACCCATTTCAGATGTTGCACCAGCTTTACCTTGTATAACAATATCTGTTTTTTCTTCAAACTTCAATGGAACTGGATAATCATAATTAACTGATTCCGCAAATGTACCCCAAACACCTTTCACATTCCATCCTTCACCAGATGGTCGTGATAAAAGTCTAAAATTTCCTTCTTGGTTTTTAGATAACGATCCTTGAAATTTAATAAAATATCCAGTATGATTATTTGGAATAGTATAAGTTGCCATAAGAGTCTGGCCTTGATCTGTACTAATACGAGCAGTATCTACTCCATCTAAAGAAGCAGTGATATTACCAGCGTTTGTTAATCCAGTTCCAGCAGTTACAACTCTCATTCTAAATATGCGCAGAAAT